TATGACAACACACTTTTCAAACGGAGTAACAAACGTAAGAGGAAAAGATGGTGCTACTTCTTTATTTAGTGGTATCAAACAACCGCTTATAACTGGTGGTACATCACCACAAGAACAAGCGTATCAAAACGACTGGCAGATTTACAATGCAAGTGACTGGTCAGTTACATCAACTGGTGGATCAGACTTTCAACTAGCAGAGTATGCTGGTGGATGGTTAAGACAAGGAGATAATGCTCCTGCCGCTGGTGAGATCCAAGGTATTGCAGGACCAGAAGTTTGGCAATTCAATCAAAACCAAAAATGGTGGTTTGAAACTAGCATTGCAATCACTGATGTAAGTGATCTAAACACTTGGGTAGGATTTGCTCAAGATGGTTATGCAGATTCAGATACTTTACCAACTGATGGTATCGGATTCTCACACTTACAAGATACAACTACAATACAATTCATTTCTAGAAAAAATGGAGCAGGTGTATCTTTTGATATGTTAAGTACAGCAGGTGGATCTGCTTTCACTATGTTAGATTCTACTATCGCTACACAAACAGCTACAGTACAGGCAATCCCAGCTAACTCAGTTAGACTAGGATTCCAATACCAACCAGCTGGAAGTGAAGTGGGTGTTACTGCAAATCAATTTAAATTGTATTTAAACGGTAATGCTGTTGGAGTACAAGCTGCTACAACTGTACCAGATGACATTGCATTAGAAATCAATGTTATGGGTGCACACAAAGGTACAAATGCTAATCATTTAGTAGTTGATTACTTTAACACAATCCAGTCTAGAGTAGCTGGAACAGGTGTAAGCGCATAATAAATAATTAGTGTGGGGCTTCGGCCCCACATATTAATTTTAAGGAGAAACAAATGTCGTTTAAAAATGATATACAAGCTACTAGATCTGATGCTGCTGCAGGTGCAACAGCAATCATTGAACCACCAGTAAGGTTAAGAGGTATAATTATTGCTTCTGATGGTGGAGGCGCAGGTGTTCTAGAACTTACAACAACATCAAATTCAGGGGCAACTTTATTTCTTGCAGACGTCCCAACAGGTGATGTAATTAATTTTAATTTTCCTGAAGATGGAATTTTATTTCCAAAAGGAGTTTTTTGTAAGACTAAAACAAATGTTGCTGCATACACTTTATTAACAGATAAATATTCTGGTCCGAATTTAACAGCCGGATAGGAGGTCTGAGTGGCTAACGTTACCTCGGGTTCTTATGTTTTCGATAAGAATCTTGGAATAGATGAAATAATTGAAGATGCATACGAACGTATTGGGATGCAAGGGGTTTCTGGTTATCAACTTAAAACTGCAAAACGATCTTTAAATATTTTATTTTCTGAATGGGGAAATAGAGGACTACAGTTTTGGGAAGTAAAAAACCAAAACGTTAAGTTAATTGATGGTCAAGCTGTATATACCTTTTTTAGATCCCCATCAGATGGTTTATCTGATGGTATTGCAACCACTCTTTCTGCAGGAATAAACGCTACTGTTACAACTATTGGTGTTGCTTCTGTGACAGGCATGCCAACAAGCGGAATTATTACAATTAATAGTGAACAAATTTCATACACAGGAATTTCTAGTTTAAATTTAACTGGGTGTACAAGAGGCATTAACGGAAGCACAGCTGCTATTCATGCAATAAACGATGTTGTAACTCAGTTTCCAAATGGGATGACTGATATACAAGAAGCAAACTATAGAGTTGCATCAACCAATGTTGATACTCCCATGACAAAAATTAGTAGATCTCAGTATCAAGGGTTTTCAAATAAAACAGATAAAGGTTTACCTTCACAATATTGGGTTCAAAGATTTATTGATAAAGTCACAATGACTTTATATTTAACACCAGGTGCTTCACAAGCTGGTAATTTTATAAATTTTTATTATACAAAAAGAATTGATGATGTAGGTGCATACACAAATGCAAGTGATGTGCCATATAGATTTGTGCCATGTATGATTGCAGGATTATCTTATTACTTAGCTGTAAAATACGCACCACAAAGAGTTCAAGAATTAAAATTATTATATGAAGATGAGTTGTTAAGAGCAGAAGACGAAGATGGTTCTTCTAACTCTACATATATATCTCCTAAAATATATTACCCTGGAGTTAGTTAATGGCTGTTTTTTCGCAAGGTAAATATGCATTAGCAATTTCGGACAGATCAGGAATGGCTTTTCCATACAATGAAATGGTAAGAGAATGGAATGGTGCGTTTGTACACATTTCAGAATACGAACCTAAACAACCACAATTAGAACCTAAACCAACAAGTGCAGATCCACAAGCTCTACAAAGAGCTAGACCTGCTAGAACAGAATTTCCAACAGAAGATTTTCTACCTGAAAATCCTATTGTAACTGCATCTAACACTACTTTAAAAATTAATTTTCCAAATGGAGAACTACAAGTTAATGATCATATTCGTTTGCGTAATGTTAAACAACCTGTTGGTGGAGCTGCAATTTCAACATTAGAACTATCAACAACTTTAAATGGAGCAATAACAGATTCAGCAACAACAATTGACCTTACCGATGGATCAGAATTTCCAACATCTGGTTTTATTGTAATAGAAAAAGTAAACAGCACAACAGGAATTTATGAAAACGAAGTTATTGAATATACTGGAAGATCATCAAATCAGTTGACAGGATGTACTAGAGGCACGTCTGCGCCTTATAGAGGTGTATCTCCTGAATCTACAGTTGCAAGTTCACATAGTAATTTAGCTAAAGTTTTTGGTTCTTATAAAGTTGCATCATTAAATACGACTCAGGTTAAAGGAACAGGTCAACCTGAATTTTCTACACAATTTGATGGAATAAATGTTACTTTAGTTAATACTGCATCAAGCACAGAAACAGGGGGCGGTTTACAGTGTACAATTGGACCGATAAATGATAGAGCTTAATTATGGCTGGAACAACATACTCAAGTTTAACAGATGATATTAGAAATTACACAGAGGTAGGCTCTGATGTATTTACTGCTGCTGTTATAAATAGATTTATTGAAGATGCTGAGTTTAGAATATATCAAGAGCTTCCTATGGATTCATCTAGATATGTTTCAGAAGGAACTTTAGCTGCCAATGATAATACTTTAAATGTCCCTGGTAAAGGAACCAAAGGGTCAACAGGAGCTTTGTTCATTAGAGGGATAGAAGTATTTGATTCTACAGCAAATACAGAAGGCAATGGAACTTGGTTAGAGAAAAAAGATCAAACGTATTTATCAGAGTATGTAGATAGAAAATTTGGTCCTTCTGGAACTATACAAAAACCAACAGACACCACTAATTCTGTAACAGGATTTCCCAAATATTATGCGATGTTTGGAGGTGCTACAGGAGATTCTAGCACAACATCTGGAGGTATATACATAGCCCCGACACCTGATGCCGGTTATATGTTTAGAATATATTATAATATGATTCCATTAGGATTATCTAGTTCAACGACTTCAACATACCTAAGTAAATACTTTCCAAACGGACTTCTATATGCTTGCTTGGTTGAAGCCTATGGGTTCTTAAAAGGTCCGATAGATATGTTGACATTATATGAAAATAAATATAAAAATGCTATACAACAGTTTGCAGGAATGCAGCTTGGAAGACGAAGACGAGACGATTATACTGACGGAACAGTTAGAATACCAGTTAAGTCCCCGTCTCCATAAATTGAGGAGAAAAAATTATGGCAATATCATCAGCTATATGCAATAGCTTTAAACAAGAGATCCTAGTTGGTACTCATAACTTTACTGCATCATCTGGAAACGCTTTTAAAATTGCATTGTATACAAGTTCAGCATCTTTAGGTGCGAGCACTACAGCTTATTCAGCTACAAATGAAATTTCTAACACATCAGGTTCAGCTTATTCTGCAGGTGGTGCTACACTTACAAGTGTAACTCCTGCTTTATCAACTGACACTGCATGTTGTGATTTTGCAGATGTTAGTTTTACTTCTGCTTCATTTACAGCTAATGGTTGTTTAATATATAACGATACAAATGCTGATAGAGCAGTTTGTGCAATTGCATTTGGTGGAGA